AGTACCGTTGTAAGGTGTCACTGCACCACCAGCACCACCAGCACCACCAGCACCAACGGTCGCTTGCAAAACGTGTCCAGCAACAACAGTGATGGTTTCTTCGCGGGCTTCACCACCGCCACCACCGCCACCACCAGACTGCAAAACAGCAGTTTGCGCTAAGCCACCGCCACCACCGCCACCACCACCGCCTCGAACGCGGACTTTAATTGAGGTAACGCCGGTCGGCACTGTCCATTGTGCGCCGCTTGCGAGGGTTGTGTAACGGTTTACAATTTGACCGTAGTTAGCGGCATCGGTAGATGCAGTGCCGCTGGCGAGGCCGGTGATCTTGTTCGAACCCATCGCAATTGCGCCGCCCATCAAGCCACCTTGGGTACTTAGATAGGTGATGTAGGTCGGATTCCAAGCATTTCCAGACCACAACAAAACTTGTCCAGTTCCAGGAATTGCAGAGGAAACAGCATTGCCCTGCAACTTGGAAACGGTGGGGTTGGGATACGTGCCATTAAGGTCGCCACCCGCAGTACCCGTGGGGGAAGTACTAGCGGTTGCCGGAACCCATGCCGTGCCGTTCCATTGTAGGAACTGTCCAGTGGTTGCACCGCTCTGGGCAATGCTGACGGTTTGAGTGCCTGAGTTGTACGCAAGTGGGCTAGTGGCCGCAACCACGCCAGGGGGACCTTGCGTACCCGTAGCGCCGGTCGCACCTTGAACTCCCTGAGGAATACCAAAGTTAAACGTGGCCGCTGACTGCGAACCGCTGTTGCTAACCGTGGCCTGACTGCCCGCAGAAAGAGTCGTGGTCGTGCCAACGTTGATGGTTGCGGCTGAACCCTGGGCACCTGTCGCACCAGTGGCGCCCTGAGCACCCGTTGCACCTTGCGTACCTGTCGCACCAGTGGCGCCCTGAGCACCCGTCGCACCTTGGTAGCCTTGGTTTCCCTGGTAGCCTTGGTATCCCTGGTTGCCCTGAGGGCCACTGTACGCGGCCTGAATAATAACCAAATTGACGCTGGGCGAAGAAGGGCGGGTAGGGCTAGAGCCGGCCGCGGTCGGTAGCAACTCCATGTAGGTATTACTAGATTGCCAATAGAACTGGATGTAGTCACCAGCGGATACGGTAAGAATGTCTTCGACGTTGGCAAGTACTTGGTTGTTTACGCCAGACGTAGTAAAAGTAAACGATGACGATGAAACGTTAGAACCGTTTACGGCATACCAAACAGTAACGGCGTAGTTAGACCCACCACCCGTAGTGATGAATTGGCCCAACAAGTTAATGAAGTATTGGCCAGGAGTAGAGAAAGTGATCTTGCCACTACCGCTGTTGGTAATACCGTTGGCGATCTCCGTTGTGTTAAACGTGATCAAGTTGGCTGTCTGAGCGCCCGCATTGGTTTGAATGGTCGTATCGTAAAAGTTTCCGTAAAGAGCAGTCGTACCACCAGCCCCTTGAGGGCCGGTATTGCCCTGGTATCCTTGAAAACCTTGGAAACCTTGATTACCTTGAGTACCTTGAAAGCCTTGTGTTCCTTGATAGCCTTGGTTGCCTTGGTATCCCTGGAATCCTTGCGTGCCTTGGAATCCTTGCGTGCCTTGAACGCCCTGAACGCCCTGCGCACCCAGGACGCCCTGGTAGCCCTGGTAGCCTTGGAAGCCTTGGTAGCCTTGGTTTCCCTGCGCACCCGTCGAGCCTTGGGCACCAGTGAGACCCTGAGGCCCGGTAGCGCCTGTATTACCCTGAAATCCCTGCGCTCCTTGGACACCCTGGTTTCCTTGCGTTAAAGTCAGCGACTCATCAAACGACCAGTATGACTTAGCGTTGGTCGAGCCAACAGGGTAAATAACCCTGATGTAATAATTCTGGGCAAAGACGTTATCAATGCGCCATTGGCCGGGGCCACCAAAAGCGGTGCCGGTAGTAACGGGGCCGTAGTCGGGGGTGCCAGAAGGGGGAACCGATCCGGCAGAGGGGGGCGTAGTAAAGCGTGAAGCCGCCCAGGCTTCGACGTGGGCTCCGTTGAGGAAGCCGGAAGGGCCAGCAACAACACCTGAAAGTGTACCGTATGCCATTACAGCGTTTCACCCTTTTTGATAGCAGTCTGTACTTCGTCAAACTGGCGGCCCAACTTTGCGTTGCCACCAAGGTTCTGCCCGGTCTCCACTTCCCAAGTCGATGCGGCTCGCTTCTCTAACTCAGCGGCGCCCTTGACGGACTTGGGTTGCACACCATCCTTGCGCAGACGCTTATAGGCGGCCACGTCACGGTGCATGATGTTGGTCTGTTTTTCGATGTCAGCGGCCTCATTGCGGGTCGGCATGGAAGAGGGGGCAATAAATACGTTGTCGTAAGAACGAGAGATCGAACCACCGCATACATCGCAGATGGCCAGGGCTTCATCCTTAATGCTCTGCTGGATTTCCGTGATGGTCCGGCAGGCATTGCACTTGTAGTCGTAGCGTGGCATTAGGAAATCAAGGCTCCGTATCCAGCGGCAGTTAGACTGGCCGCCTCGGTGTCCGACACATAGGTAGGCCCAGTGTATATCTTGACGATGTACGGGTCCTGGGCGTATGTCGTAACTACTTGATGCGGTGGCTTGAGATCAAAGTCCACAAAGTAACTCGTCGCATAAGGGGCAGACGGGTCATAGGGGTTCCATGGATAAGGAACGTTGGTATTGCTGTTCTCGTCAGAGGCGGTGTCCTGAACGTAGGTACCGTTCGAGAGAGCAAAGACAATGATGTAGCGGGCTCGGTTCGGAAAGTACCGGAACAAACGCCGAGCGGCGCCACGGCTATCCGGCAGGATAGGTGGACGATCGTGCGCTACAGGCGGCGTAAAGGTTGCCACGCCGGCCTACCACTTACGGCCGTTGGTCCCCAAAGCACGAGCATCCATAGCATCACCAGTACCACGGCCACCAGTTGACTCGAACTCGTCGGGGCGAGCATCGGTGACACCGACAGGCTTGCTGGTGCGGGTGTATCCGCCCATCATGCTCTCTTCAAGAATCGTGGTGGGACGCATATCTACTTCGTAGGCAACGTTGGCCTTCATCTGGCGGTCAACCTGGTTGTCGCGGGCCATGTTATTCTCCGTAAACCTTGAAGGGGCTGGACTCCGGGACATCGCTGTACGGAGCGTATTCGACCGGCGTGATGCCGATCAATTCGGGGGCACCATCGGTGACGCCACGAGCGGTGTTGCGCTCGACGCCACGCATAGCGTGTTCGTAGTCAACACCTTTGATGGTCATAGTGTTGTCAAGTTGTCCACGGAGAAACTCAGCGGAAACAGTGGGGAAATTGCGAGACTGCATTAACAGCACTCCTTTGTCATTTCGCAACAGCCACACCAACAGGGGTCGGGCGTATTGCCCGAACCCCCGTAGGTGCGGTCGTTCATTGCGGCCCAGGTCACACGGTTGGTGGCCGGGCCGGCAGGCATGGGAGCCGATTCGATTCCCATGGTGAGGCCGAGTCCAGTAGGCTGAGGCATTAGAACTCCAACTTCTCTTCGCTAGTGAACTGGGCGGGTCGAGGAACGGCCACGCCTTCCTTGTCGGTGAGACCGTCGCACTTGAGACAGTGGATTTCGTCCACGGTCGGCTGTACGTCTCGTGAGCCACAGTGGGCGCATGAATAAGGCCAAGGCATAACCGTTCCCCTTTCCTACTAAGCCAGCGGTGAGCCGGACTCGCCGAGGTTGACGCCGGGGTTGTACTGCGAGTCGAGGTCTCCACCCAAGGTTGAGGAAGACTCAATGCGCATGACAGCGGCCTGACGGAAGATGCTGTACGCACCCAGCCAGTACCAACCCAGCGGCACGAGGCGGCGCAGGTGGTCGGTGATCGGACCCGGGATGATCTGCGGGTACGCTCCGTTACCGTCAACGTAGGAGTGAGCCTTGGCAAGAGCCTGGCGTCCAACGATGATGGTGCCGTACACGTTGGTGCCGGTCAGCGAAGCCGAAGCCGTAACCGTACCAGCGACAGTCGGGAGACCGACCGTGGAACTGAACGTGAAGGTGTTTCCGTCCACCGCGGTCACGGTGTTGGTGCCCTGCAAGGTGGCGGTTCCAGCGGTCAGCGTAGCGCCGATGGTCGGGGCCGCACCAGTGAAGGTGCCCACAAACGAGGTGGTCTTCACCGTACCAGCAAAGGAACTCTGAGCCGAGGCCGCACCGGCACCCTCGAAGATCGGGGCACGGGGGGTCTCGATCCAGCGGACGCCTTCGAACGCACCGAGTTCACCGTTCCAAATCTCACCCGGCTGGGCGTACACGTGCGGCGCACGCCAACCCATGAGGTTCGAGGAACCGACAGTCTCGCCCTGAAGGTCGGCAACGAGGTCGGGGTGGATGAAGCCAACGTACATACCGTTGAAGGTAGGAACGTTCTGCGAGCGCAGACGGGCACGAGCAACGCGGATGTCCAGCGAGGAAATCGTGTTTCCGGGCTGGGAACCAACGCCCTGCGTACCAACAGACTGCACGCCAGCACGGGTCGTAACAGCGGTCTGGGCGCTGGTAGCACCAAGGCCCGAACCGTACATGACGTTCGTGCCGCTGTCCAGGGCCGCGCGGGCCAGGGTGTCGAGCGACACACCAGCGTTGTAACCAACGACATTAGCCGCAACCGGGTCAATGTCGAGGAACGCAGTACCACGCAACTTGGCGGTGGTCACAACAGCGTTACCGTATTCCTGAAGGGTCAGGGATACAACGCTGTCGGACATAGCCACGGCAGAAACGTCGGTAGTCTCGCTCAACGGGGTGGTGTTGATCGCAAGGTCGTTAACAATGGTGAACTGAACTGAGGCACCGGGCATCGACTGAGCCGTAGGCTTCACGTCAGCAACGTTGTCAAAGTACAATTCGGGACGGTAGGCGAAGTACGCCATCCGGTCATAGGCCGCCTTAGAGAAGTCTAAGGAGCCTTGCGTGGTGTTAATGTCAGCCACGGGTTTCCTTTCGGGATTGGTTTAAGGTTAAAGTCCCTCGTTGACTGAGTGAAGACCTAACTTGCGTCCATCGTCACTCATGATGATCTTCATGACCTCATCGGCAGAGTGGGCTTCGCTCAAACGGGCCAGGAAGTTCTGCTCTACATCGGGGAAAGCGCCGGACGTACCAAGAGTGGCCGCCTGTGCCTTCCGCAACTGAGCAAGTTCCTGCTCGCTTGAATCAGCCTTTTCCACTTGCGGGGCAGGGGCGTCAAGAACGCCATACTCCTGAGCAAACCTACGAACAGATTCCGCGTCTGCGGGACCGTCATAAGCCTTGCGAACAAGAGCGCCAGCACCGGACTTCGGAATACCGACCTCACCAAACAAAGCCTCACGTCGAGTGAGCTCTAGTTCGGCTCGGACTGCTTCCAGTTCCTTGCTGATCTTTTCCTTTTCGCGCAACTGCTTGCGAATGTTAGGGTCAAGGCGAGGGGCCTCGTCCTCTTCGTCAAGATAAGCGAATTCGTCGGACATGATGATCTCCCTGTTAGATACGCACTTGGCCTAGGGGTGGACAAGCGGATTGGTTGAAATACAAAGACACTGGAATACACACACCTAACCGTGTCGCGTTAGTGCGGAACCTCAAACAGCGCGCCCGTGGCCAGACGGGGCCGAATGATGTTCTAATTGTACCACGGGTGTTACGCTAAACCTTGGCCGAGCCAGCGCCAATAACGCCCTTCTGGTTTTCCTCGAATCCACCGCCCTGTTGGAACTGGGCAGTGCGAGACTGCTCGGCTCGCTGGACAGCGGCCTGGTCAGCCGCCTGGGTGGTTCCGTCGAATCCGGCCAACTGGGCGCCGATCAACTGGCTAGTGTTGATGGTCGAACCAGCACTGCCCGGAGTCGTAGCGGTGAGAGGCTGGTCACGAGACGCTTGGAGAAGCGCCGACTGGACGCCACTCATGCGGGTGGTGATATCGCCACTGCCCACCGAACCAGCGCCGACATTAACCATCTTGGCCAGTTCTTCGCCCTGTGACTGGCCAATGCCCTTAAGACCCACGTTCTGGGCCTAGCCTTGCAAGGTGGCCGAAGCGACCTGCTTCTCGATGGTCTCAAGCGCGTGCTTGGGGTCCAACATATAGGCGGCCAATTGACCCATGTTCATACCGTACTGTTGTTGTAGGATTTGCTTGGTACGGGCATCAGCGTTCTGGGCGGCCTCGTAGCCGTACTTCATGCGCTGTTCCAGCTCTGCGGCAGACACGTTGTTGGCAATCCAATTGCCGATGTGCTCCTTGGTAATGAAGCCGGTGGGGAACGCATACTGGCCGGCGAGCCCCTGAACCTGCTGAACGTACTGCTGGTACTGGGCTTCAGTCATGTGCTCTGCGCCAGGGCCTACGGACTTGTTGTGATCCTTGAGCCCAGGGAAAGCCGTTTCGTAGGGGCTAGTCCCGTCCGGAGCTTTGTAATTGCGCACGGCATCCAGCAACGCATTAACGTTGGTCAGGTAGTTGCCGTTCTTGGTCACAAGGTCCTTGACGTAGGGCGTCATGCTCCCGAGACCCCATTGGTCTAGGTAGCTCTGAACGTTGTCAAAGGCGTTAGCCTGAGCCGACTTGGTGGCCTGGCTGGTGGCAAGGGCGTTGCCCTGAAGGTCAGAAACAAGTTGATCTTCGACGCTACGAATCTGGTTTGGGTCGATCTGGGACATCAAGCCAGAGTTTTGCTGGGTCTGGTCAACAAGGTTAGTAATGGCCTTGTTCCACTGGTTTGAACCGGGGCTAGGCAGTCCCCACTTCTCGGACAGCAAAGAGCGCATAGAGCCCGACAAGCCAGACCATGCGTTGGTAAACAGGCTCGAGCTGGTGGGGGCAACCTTGGCGTTGTTGACGTTGGCGTACAGTTTGCCACCAATAGCATTGAACTCGGCTTTGAGCTCATTAATATCTGCGGCGCTAAAGTTGGCGTCGTGCGCCCACTTGGTCAGGGTCTTGAGGTCGGGCAACTGGAAGGTAGTTACGCCCGTGGACTGAATCAGACCCCCCGGTGCTGGTGGCTTCTTCTTTGTTGCCATTACATACTGCCCTTCTGGTTCATGGCGGCGTTAGGGCCCGCCTCAAAGCCCTTTGCAAGCGTGCTCATCAAGGTGTTGGCCATCTCGTGGGCGGCCGGCGTCTGTTCCCAGCCAAAGCCAGGTTCAGCCATAATGTGCGAGCGCCACTGGTCAAGGGTCATAGGGGCAGGGCGTCCGGTGGCGGGGTCCATGTTCCCGCTCAGGGCACGCATTGCCTTGGGGTCTGACTGGAAATCGGGCTCAAACTGTTCTCCCAGCATTTGCTTGCCCAACTGGCGGTAAGGGTCAAGAAGGGTGGCGGTGGGGATGCCGGCTTTGATCTGGGGTGCCAGCGTCGGGTACAAACCTTGGGCGGTCGTTTTGATGTGATCCTCAAAAGCCTTGGCCTTCTCTGGCGTCATACCCTCAGCCAATGAGGTCAGGGTACCCTCGCTCATGGGCACGTGGTAATCGTGCGTCATCTTCTTCATGTCCTCAAAGGACATCAACTTCTCTTCTGTGGGCTTCTCATCCGGCATTATGTACCTGGCATCTTTCTCAATACTGATTGGATAAAGTAGGCTTGCTTAGCAAGGCCGGGGTCTTGTGCTCCGGCGGTGCACTCGATGTACCATTGGTTCTCAATCTGGTAGGCAGTTCTGCCATTGCCGGATGCCTTGAGTGCGGTGACTTCGGCTTGGACATCCTTGTACGCACTGATCCAGGTCTTGAACGCTTCCTTGTCGTAGTCCGACATCACACGGCTGGAGCTAGGCGAAGAAAGCAAAGCCTCCATGTCCTTAAGCGAGGCGTTGGCACGGTCCTTGCGGTTGGCGCCAGTGTGATCGTCGTACCAAACAGGGTTAAAGTTATTGCCGTATTCCTTTGCGGCGGCGGCAAGCAACTTAGACTGTTGATATGATAGAGACGTGTTGGTGTAGGTACCACCGTTCTTCAGCGTAACTGTTTCCTGTGTAGCGTTGGCGCTGTAAGCAGGGACAAGGTAGTTGTAGTAGTAGTCATTACCAATAGCAATACGCACGTTGTTCAGATAGTCCTGCGGTAACTCTCGGTTGCGCAGACCAGCCATCAATTCGGTCTGCAACGCTTGCGGGCTGTAGGCCGAGCCATTGCTGATCAAGTAGGCCGTGGCATACGGGTGGCTAGTCGCAATGTCTAGGTTGTTGTCCAAAAGCTGGTTGGCCGCTTCTGTTTCCGCCCACGGGCCGTAGGGGCTCATAGTGTGGGGCACAAGGTCAGCCAAGTGGTCGGGGTATTTAACTACGAACTCATTCATTGCCTGAGTCAATGAACCTGTTTTTTGGATCAACGCAGTCAGCTCAGGCTGTAGCGAGAAACGCTCCTGTAGCGATAGCGCCATGGGGGAACCCAAGTCCAAAATGGCGCGAGTCACGTACATCCATCGAGCGGCGTTGTGGGCATCCTCTAGCAACTTCTGACGGAACTTGGTGTCATCTAGTCGCTGGCTAACCTCGTAGTCTGTTTCGGCCTGAACGGCAACTTCCAATTGCTTAGAGTCCTTGTAGCTTGACCAGTCGTACTTATCAAGGACGGACTTGCGAGTGCTTGCGTAGAGCTCGTCAATGTAGTTGTTAAGAACTTGGTTTTGGGCGCTAAGCATTACTGCCGAGTTGGAGTCAGCAACGTTGTAAATGTCCTTGACTTGCGAAGACGGAGCAATGAGTTGCCAAATTGACGAGTTGTAAGCCACGTCACCGATGACTGACTTAAGCAACTTGTGCGCTCCCGGATCATGGGCAAAGAAGCTGTTGACGATTTCTTTGCCCAGCACCGTCACCAAAGGACCGAACGCAGGACGGAAGATGGTGGTGGCCATACCGCCGAGGCTGATGTCGGTTCCGGTCGGAACCATTGAGGACACAGAGCCAGGGCTACCGGCAAGGCCAAAGGACATGGCAGAACCGAATCCAGGCAAAGCATTGTTCATCGTCGGGCTGAACCCAGTAGCCGCGCTCAAGATCAAAGAACCTGGGAAATACACGGCATTGGTGCCGGTTTTGCCAGTGGACGTACTGATGTAATTAGTAATGCCCAAACACATCTTGAGGTAACGCTCAAACGCACCCGGGTCTTCGCCCATCACACGGAATGCACGACGCCATGCTTGGTTCTGCGCAAAGTAGAACGGAGCGGCCACGCGCATATTCATTTCCCATGCGGTCTTGTCTTCCGGGTTGTGGACAAAGCGAGACATACGAATTGCGGCGTTGGTGTCGGCCTTGACTTCGGCTTCCATCTCGGTCAACAAACCACGGTCAATTAGCGGGCGCAGGCGCTCGTACTGTTGGTGGTATTCCAGCAAAAACAACGGGTGACGCACAAGGCTGTTGACGATCGGAGCCAAAACCTTTTCGTGGCCTTCCTCGGAAATGCGCTGAAGCAGGTCTAGACGGACACCCTCACGAAGCCAACTGGTTTCGCTCATGCTACGGCCAATGATGCCAGACGGGGCATCCGGCCCCATTTCGCTAAGGGTCTTGGCCATGGTGCGTCCAGTTTGGATGTTGCCAGTGGCGGCTTGCTCAACTAGGTTGGGGTGAATGCGGTAGCCTTTTTCGCCACTGCCCATGAACAAGTGCATGGTGCTAGACACCAGGCGGTGCGCCCACTCTTCCTCAGGGTCATCGCTGAAGCGGTGCTCAGAGCTGTAGGTGGTTGCAGTGTTGCGATCAAAAGCTTCGCGGTTTTTGTTGTTGCGAATAGCAGACTGAGCCGTAGGGCGCAAGTCCTCAAACAAGGCGTCAATTTGATCCTTGGTCTTGTACTGGGCGGCGGCCTCTTCCATCATCAGGCGGGAAATAGTCTGGTTGTAGTGCTGGGAAACCATCTGCACCGAGCGACGCATTTCCGGCATTACCTTCTTAAGCACGGAACGAGTGTTGCGATCCATGAGCGCCTGCTTCATCAGGACACTCATCTTGCTCTTCTGGTAGTTGCGCATGGCACGGTTAGTGGCAATGTCTTGATGCTTGGCAACAATTTCGCTTTGTTGCTTTACCGCATTGGATCGCTTGTCGTGAGCTCGAAGAAGTGCGTTTTCTTCGTTTTCAAGACGAGTCTTGAGATAGTCAATGTTAGAGCCAACGGTGGCGTCTCCAGTAACGACTTTGCCCTTTTCCTTGGCATAAGCGCGTCGAGTGCGAGCGGCCTTAAGTTGTGCTTCGCGGTGCTCGGCAAGGAGTTTCAAGTAATTGTCGCGGTCAGCGTTGTCAAGGTTGGCCTGCTCGCGGCCCTTCTCCATTTGAGCCCACACGTCCTCGGCGCTACGGAAACGGGCGTCACCGTGCGACGGAGCATCGGGGTGGCCGTAGGAAGCGACCGAGCTCAATGGTTCATTCTTGTCAACCAATTTTTGGCGCGCGTCAGAATATTCGCCAACTACATCACGGTTGTAGCCGATGTAGTC